AAAGACTGAATCTGCAATTTGTGTATCATAGTTACTATAATCTACACCAATATCAAACATACCTGTATTTGGGCGGGACATTACACCGTACCGTAGAGCGTCATAGAGGTGGTCTTCAGAGTGTGTGTCAACGTCCTCAGGGTTTGTCTTGCTGAGAGGTATAGAGGGTAGCTGAGAGATCAGGTTTCGGCACGTATGGAAGATAACCATACGGGGTTCACCCGTGTACTCATCTATCTGTAACCGTCTGTGTATCTCGTTCTTACCTGCAATACGTGATCCACGGCTTCTGTCTGCTGGTCTCCAGCGGCAACCCTTGAGGATCATACGCTCTGCAATACTAGGGCCAGTGTCACCACGCTTATGCCAGAGGGAAGAGTCAAGTACACCATAGCGCATCTTCTCTCCGTATTCTGCCTCAAGTATCTGGTCTGCTAAATCTTCTGCCAGAACTTTAGATACATAGAGTTCTCTATAAACAATCAACTGACCACTAGGAGCAATAGCAAACCATACGATACCACTATAAGAACTGTACCCGTAGTCTGCTGCACGAAATCTTGGCCAGCTACTTGGGATATCAAAAGGTTCAATCGTATGTATCTTACGGTTAAACTCTGAGAATGCTGCACCCTCTGCTACATCCCAATTACCATCAAGGAGTTGCTTACGTTGATGCTCAGGCATAGACATCAGGTTAGCTTCGTACATACCATCTTCAGCAAGGTATGGGTTATCATACAGAGTAGCAGGGATAAACCTGCGTTGGAACAGTGGCTCACCAGCACGAGCATGATTTGCTGGCCATGTAAGAGTTTCACCAGTCTCTGGATCAATAGCCCAGAAGGGTTTACCCGGTTTAGCAGGGTCAATAAAAGCTTTCTTCACCCAACTATGTCCAGCACCACCGGGGTTAGTTGTAGCTCTTTGGTACAGCTTTAGACCACTTGCTTTAGTAGTACGTAGACGAGAACGCATATAGTTCCAAGCAAAGGGACTACCCCACTGAGTAAGTTCGTCGAACCCAATCCAGTTATAAGCCTGACCCTGATAGCGAGTAACGTCATCATCAGCATCAAGGTAGCTCATCCAGAGTGATGCACCAGATGGGGCTATCCAAGTCTTGTCACGTTCTAGGAACCTAATACCGGGGATAGCCTTAGGGTACAGTACCTTAGATACAGATACAAGTTCCCGTAGTTCTTCTGTAGACTTACGCACCAAGAGCATCTTAGCGTGTTCGTTATTTAGGTAACGTACTGGGTCTGCTAACATAGCGTATGACTTACCACCACCAGCCGCACCACCATATAGAACTTCTTGCTCATTAGCAGAAAGGAAATCTGTCTGTGGGCCATCGTTGGGCTTAAAGATAACTTCTCTAGCTTTCTTTGTGTCAATCTGTGCTGGCTTCGGCTGGGCTGGCACTGTCAGCTTCACCTCTGGTTGCTGCTCCACCAACTCTGGCTTCAAGCTTTTCGGCTTTCGAGATGGCTTCTTTGTACCTTTCGGCAAAGTATCTGTGTGTTGCAGCTTCTGTCTTACGCTTGTACTCAAGTTTAATCCTCTTATACAGACCTACGTGAGAGATTACTCTTCCACTCTGCTCACTAAGCCAAGCTGCTACTGCCCTGTAGGAGTAACGCTTAAGGTGTTTCTTTGCTTGTTCTAGAAGTTCCAATTCCTTAACAACAGGAACCAGAATATCTTTATCTTCTGTGTCTTCTACATACCCAAAGGGTACTTGTCTACCTATACGAACGACTGGCTTCCACTCGAAGTGGTCACCATGATCTGTAGGTTTAGGTAGCTTCCATTCTTTTTTAATTTTTGCCATATATGACTTATACTAGATTTTGCTATACTTGTCAATCACTGCTTTTAGCAGGAAGGATAAACAGTGGGGTGTCAGTCTCAACCTTAAGCTCATCCTTAGCCTTGAAGCCACCACGGTCTAGGATATCCTTAGCCGCAATCATCTTCTCCTTGTTGCCAAGAGCAGTTGGGTCATTCATAACTTCAAACATAGTGAATGCAGCCTTAACCCCAATATGGGCAATGAACTTCTTAGTAAGCTCAGCGATCTCATCCTCAAGACTAGTCACAATGTCCTTAGTGGAGTAGTTATCGCTGTAGCCAGCCAGCTTCTTAGCCCGTACAAAATCACCCCGTGCCTCTTCAAAGAGGACAGAAAGAAATCGTTGTTGATTATCCGTAAGTTCTCTAGCCATATTCTTATCCAATCGGAATAAAGGTTTCCGTTACAGTGCAGCAAGCATCTGTGTGAGGATTATTTTGAACCTTAGCTTTAACTGTAAGAGTGTCTCCGGGCTGAAGTACAAGAGTTGCTCCTGTAAGAAGAACATAGTCACCTACAGCGATATTCTTATCCCCAAAAATATGACAATGACCATCATCAAGAGCGGTATTCCAAACGACATCCACATCAGGAGAGCCAACAACACCAGCAAGAAGCAGCATAGACATTTCAGCTACACAGTTAGGGGGACAAGTATAAAGCGTATACACCTGATCCTTAACTGTGCAGCTTACGTATGTGCTACGTACTCTGGATGATTTACCCTGAGATACAATAGCCATTGATTAACCTTTGTACTTAGAAAATCCACCCTGAGATAGGATTTGCATTAGCTTCGTCAGAGGTTTGACAGCAGCCGTTGGTACAGTTGTAGCTGGGGCTGTAGTTTTACCACGACCAGCCGATTGGCTCTTCTCACGAGCAGCTTTAGCATCTGCCTTAGCTTTTTCCATCATGCTCATCTGAGGTTTTACTTTACCTGCAACACTGGTTGCATTAGGGTTACGTACAGGCTTAGGTTTTACTTTACCTGCAACACTGGTTGCATTAGGGTTACGTACAGGCTTAGGTTTTACTTTACCCTCAACACTAGTTGCATTAGGGTTACGTACAGGCTTAGGTTTTACTTTACCTGCAACACCAGACTGAGCAGCACCCGACTGTGGGTTCAGACCAGCAGGTTTAGCCTTAGGCTTTGTACCTGTAGGCTTCTTCTCTTCTTCTACATAGTTAGTCGAGTAAGTATCACCTTTGTAAGTAAAGGTCTTACCAGCGCCTTTTTCTTTACGAGCAGCGGCAAATGCTTCTTTAAACGTAGCCATAATTACTTCTTACCTTTCTTAGTCATACCACCCTTAGCCATACCAGTTTTTGGCATAGGCATTGGACGAACACCTCTGCCGGGCATTGGGGCACCAGCACCGGGCTTAACCTTAGTCTTAGGAACACTAGGCATACTTTGGTCACCATAACCGGGCTTAGCCATGCCGCCCATGTTCATGCCCATAGCTTTTTTTGGTTTGCCAGTCTTCTTTGGCATTGGTGTAGGTTTCATTGGCATAATTATTTCTTCCCTTTGAGTTTGCCAGCTTCGCTTAAAGCTATGGCGATTGCTTGTTTCCGACTCTTTACAACTCGTGCTTTCTTTGGCCCCTTAGGGTCAACACCAGAATGTAACTTTTTATCCTTGAACTCGCCTAGGACTTTGGCGATCTTGGCTTGTGCTTTGGTAGGTTTCTTAGCCATTAGGATTTCTTTCTAAACTTAGCTGTCTTGGCTGCAATAGCTTTAGGCTGCTTTACAAACTGTTTGCCTGCTGCTGTTCCTGCACGTTTTGCTTTGGTAGTTGCAGCATATTCAGAATCGGATAGAGCTTCTCTAGCTTTCTTCGGGAGATAGCGTTCGCCTGTTGCCTTTGAGCCTTGAGTACTGGGCTTACCACTCTTTGTGCCCCACATCTCATCTGACCATTTCTTGAGGTCTTTTTGAGGTTTTCTAAGTTTCATTTAAGAACTTTCTGTATTTAGCACTTATTGAGCTACGATTCTTCATCAAACCTCGTGAACAACAGAAAGCCCTAACACTTAGGCCAGATTTTTTAATCTCTTCAAGTAAAGGTAAACTTTTTTCATAATTTTTTTGTCTTTGAGCAGTTCCTCGAAGTAACGCCGAAGCTTTTATATTTTCTTTCTGGCTATCTGTAAAGGTATGGGTTTTACCTTTCCTAGAGGGTGGCCTACCTGCAATCTTTATAATATTAAAGTGAGGGCAAAGTCTGTCAAAATGTTCTTGCTCTAGGATCAAACAGTTTTCAGGTTCACAAAGTAGTAGAACTTCAAATACAAAATTATCCCTACCGTACTTACTGTATGCAGCTTGAAGCTTGGGGTTATCATGCGTCCCATTTTTGAGAAATCTAAAATGTCTTTTTTCACGAACACTTAGTTGTATACTGCTACCTATATAAACTTCATCGTTATGCAAAGCTCTTATTTGATAGATACCAGAGTTAGTCACGATAACCGCCACCATTAGCTTTATACTGTTTAGCCAACATCTGTGCCTTACGCGCACTCCACTGTCCGGGAGCGCCCCCCTTACCACCAGCCTTAATTGAGTTAAACAACTGCTTCCGCATTGTAGGCTTGGTGTAGTTGCCTGACTCATTAACTTTAGACTTTGCAGGGGGCTTTGCCATGACTAGTCTTCTTCTTCTTCTTCATATTCTGCCATAGGGTCACAGTTTTCCCATGCTTGGCATACACGTAGGTTGTGGCAGATAAAGTCAAACTTCTTGCAGTAACCACGGCCACCACCAGTAGCATCAAACTCATTGAAAGCAATCTGCTCTAGAGCTTTGAGCATCTTCGGGGTATCTACAAAGTACTCACAGTTAGCACAAAGCTGACGACGAGCTTGCTTCTCATCAATATTCCAGACTTTAGCAATCTCAGACCAGAAGGGAGCGTTATCTCCGGGCTTTTCAGAGCCTACCTCAGGCCCAAGAGTCCAGTATTCAACCAGCCACTTAGTAATTTCAAGATTCTCTTTAGCATTTGGAATCTCTTCAGTGGGAATCATAAGTCCAAGCATCGTCATTTATCTACCATTTCACTTTATGCGACCAGTATTTTGCAGATAGCTTGGTCGAAGGTTTTCCTTGAGCATCATGTCTAGCATAGTAGCTCTTTTTTCTAGCTTTATCAGCAGCAGACTTGGGATTATCTCCTGCACCTACTACACCCTGCTGTCCAAATCGTACAACTTTGTACTTATCACCCTCTTTAGCCATTACAACGTGGGATTTAGTAGGGTGAGATGGAGTTTTCTTAGGTTTATTTACCCCAGATACCCCTATTTCCGCCATTTTAGTTTTGACACGAGGTGGGACAGCCATAAATAAATCCTATTTCCGATATCTTGTGGTGTTGGTAGTACCCATGCTATCATTAACATTACGATAATCCACGGGGAAGTCTCATTAATCACTACTTTTTCAACAGATTCAGTCTTAACTCTATTGTTTTGGGACTGTACTTGCTCAACTCTATTATGGTGACCCTCAATTTTCTCAATCTTTTGATCACCAGTGGCTACTGAACTACCTAATGTCTGGTTCGCCACCTTCGCCACTTGGGTGTTGGCTGCTACGTTTGGGCCTCCCCCCGTTAGGAGCTTCATTGGGAGACTGCCACACGCTGCTACCAGACTTGTTAAGGTAAATACCAGAAGAAAAACTTTAAGAAAACCTATTACCTTTTGAAAGATTAATATCAGAGGGGAGGATTTGTAGATTCCAAGGTACGTGTAAGCCACAGACATTTTTTCCTCTCAACGGAACGATATGATCTACCTGATAAGTGCCACCAGATGTAATCTCTAAGTCTCTTGCAAGCCAGTGCATTTGGTTAATTTCATCTTTTTGTACTTCACTTAGCCAACTTGGGGTAGCTTGTCTAACACTTTCTCTTCGTGCCATACTCCAACTACGTCCTCTATGCCTATTCGCTGCAGACCATTCAGAGCGTTTCTTTCTGCCTTGGTCTGTTTGTTGACTTCTCATACTTATTTCTGAACAACGCTTTCTGTATTCAGGTTCAGATAGATATCTTTCCCTTTTGCGTAATTTAGATACCTCAGACAAACAAACCCTACATTCATGTTTTAGTTTATCTCTCGTGTTCTTGTGGTTCCCGAACTCCGAGACTATTTTTTCCTTCTGGCAAAGACGGCAAACTTTTACTTCCATTTTTCCCCCACCAGTCTACCCCAAACGCAAGAGCCACAAACGTAAAGACTGGCCATATGATAGTTTCGACAATGGTAGCATCCTTCACCTCAACGACATATGCCAGCCAAATCAGTAGGGCTACAGCAACTTCTCTCTTGTAGGTTTTCCTAGACATTTACTTAATCAGTCCGCCATTAATAACCCAAACAACAGCAGCAGATATAATAGCGCCCACCACATACAGTATCGACTTATCTCTAATTTCTGTTCTACGCTTTTCAGCTGCACTCATGTTTTCAACTGTCTTATTCAACACAACAATAGTTAGATTAAGTTCGTTAATTGTTGCACAGAGTTTTACAATCTCTTCTTCTAGCCTAGCAATTCTTCTGAGTGTATCATCCTCGGACATTACTTGTAGTCCTTTGCAGGCAACTCGTGGTGTGGTGCATCCCAGCCCCAGTCCCATCCATGTACCATCTTGATACCTAAGTCTGCAGCAGCCTTCTTCATAGCTTCGTAGATTGGCTTGTAGGCATCCCAGTCATCTGAGTTAGGAATACCATCCATGTCGTGATCACCCTTGTATGGATAAGGGTGTAGGTCTACAGCATGACCAGTAAGGTGGCGAGAGTTCATGGTACGAGAAGCACCACTGGCTACCAACTTCTTCTGACGCTCTAGGGTACGCATACCCTCACCAACGGTGAAGTCTTGGGTAGTGATCGTGATAGCCTTTTCGACTACAGCAACCAAGTCCTTATGGACACCCTTAAGATTTTCTCTGGATTTAGTCCCTAGGCTTAGAGTCATTCCCATTCCCTCTTTCGATCTGGTTCAAAGACATCCTGCTTCCGTAGGTGTCCCTCAAGGTACATAGCTCTCTCAACTCTGTCTAAGCTGTACTTAACGCCAGTACCTTGGTGAATCGCCTCACGTACATAGAACACATCAGAACGAGGTATGTGTATCCTCTGTAAGACTTTTTCTTCACCAGCAGCTAGTGCCTTATAGAACTGACCTAGTACGTCCTCATCTGAGAAATACTTCATCCGTAGTTATACTCCAAGTATGTCCATAGTCAAGCTTTTTCTTGATTGAACTACAAAACAAAAGAATTTTACATAAGGTACTTGAAATTCACTTTCTCCTACCTACGTATATACATAATGAGATACATGGTGTTGTACCTTATGCTTCCTTATGTTTTTTCTTATTTATATATAATATATAAGTAATACTTAAGGTATCACTATGAAAGCATAAGGTACACTTAGGTAGCTTAGGGTATCATAATGAGTTCACTATGTCTCTCATAATGTATCTCACTAGGTATCTCATCATGTATCTCTTTAAGTATACTTAAGTAAGATACCCGCGATTCACCCTTTTGTCAATACCCTATTTCATATTTATTAAGAATAATCCAAGATACAGGCTACACCTAAGCTCTCACCCTGCTGAATCATCCGCTATTTGGTGTACAGCCTCAAGATAGCTAAAAGCGCCACGGAGAGAGACGTTGGATGGGGTCTGCGGGATTTCCTAGGTGAGGGTAGCCTAGACATCTAGAGGCTCTGTAGGGTGTCTCCTAGGGCTTCTACAACTGTGGTGTCAGAATACCGTGTATCAGTGGATCATAGTGCTGTTAACCATGTGACCCGATTATGGTTAACACATATTGGTTTTACTAATTTCTGGCAGAGTGTGTATATACGTACGTGGCACCCCCCACTGGCCCATGCCCGCCCCCCTGTATGCCTGTAGGTCGATGGCATGGCGGGGAATCCCTAGGAATCACTAGGCTAACCCGTTGATATATCACAATAAAAAACAGAATGAATCTTTATGCATTCACGAATAGTGGCAGGGAATCGCAATGGTTATCCTATCCTTTCGCATACAACAAGAGACATGCAACTATACCATCCCACACGATGCTATCCAAAGGCATACCCCCATCACCCAAGGCATACATACCCTATCCCAAGGTATAGCTTATCCCGGATTACCTACCCGAAAGTATAGGCTCTCTCGTGTATGTATATAGATCGCGCGCGTCTTTTCCTTTGATCGCGTATAAGCTTTCCCCGAAGCTTTCCCCGAAGCTTTCCTGTGATTTATTGCCCGTAACCCAGGCGTTTTATACTTTAGGATATAGAAAAACATACCTTCGGGATCAAAAATATACGTTCTAGCCATTGTATTCCATGAATTTATGGCGCTTTATGGCTTCACGGAAACGACGAAACGAAACGACCTAGGGCAGACAACCTGCCAGCACGACGACCGCTCTTTGACATTGTTAGAATGCCCTAGCCTAGCGCAAGCGATAATGGCCACTAACAGGGCGGCGTGATGCATCAAAATAAGGTGCTAGAAAACGCCCCGCCCGTTAATCTATAGTGCAACCTTGCGGGGTTGCATCAATAGGCTAACAACATGAAAAGGAAAACAGAATGACAAAAGCAGATCGCCTAGAATTTGATAGACGCCTAGCAGAATTAGATCACTATGCTAGGCTTGCGGTGGAACAATGCATCCAATATGGGTTGTTGTCTAAGCGCGCTTTCCTTGCTAGGGAAAGAGAAAAGGATAAAGAATTGCACCAATGGGGGTGATTATATCGGTGTCTATCCTTTCGGGGATAGCATCCCATGCAATCACGCATGACAACCAAAAGGAACAACCATGTTTATTATTCTTGCAACAAAGCCATTGAATGATCGTACCCAAGGCTTTCGGTTTAACGTATGTGGCCTTAAAGGTCTAACCCGCAAGCGTAAGTTTAAGCGCATCCAATGGTCTATAAAAACAGATGATTGCATGACGGCAATCCATATGGGCAAACGTTCGGTTTACTTTGAACATAACGCAACCATTCGCCGTTTGCGTCACTTTGCGGGTTGATTTATTGGTTGCACTAGGCTTTGGCTTAGTGTAACTAGATAAGGCAATCTATGGGGATACCATGCTAACCAAAACTCAAATCGCTGTGGCTACTGGCCGCACACTGTTTCAATCCACTTTGAAGGATACTAGTATAGATACGCTAGGCAAATCTGAACGGGTGATTAAGGAAAGCACTAACGTAAAGCTTGGCAAGCGTGTGGTTAAGGGCAAGCTTAAAGGTTTTCGCATCTTTACTGTGACGTTAGAAGAGCGCAAGACTTGCCCTAGATCATGCGCGCATTGGGCTAACTGTTATGGCAACAATATGCCTTTTGCCACGCGATACGCTGCGAATGATGATCTAGTGGCGCGCATGGAAAGCGAACTTGCAGACCTACAAAAGAAAAACCCTAAGGGCTTTCTTGTGCGCTTGCATATCCTTGGTGACTTCTATTCGGTGGCCTATGTGAACAAATGGAAAGCTTGGCTAGATAAATTCCCTGCCTTGCATATCTATGGCTATACCGCCAACCAACCAGACGCTAGTGATGTGCAAGAGCGTGACATTGGGCAGGCTGTGCTAGACATTCAGCAAGCTAACCCTGTGCGCTTTGCTGTGCGCTTTTCTGGTAACTTCAAGCGTGACAGCATGACAGCCCTATCGGGTGATGATGCAAGGGCAAATGATATGGTTGATCAAGGCAAAGCTTTTGTATGCCCTGTGCAGACTGATAAGACAGCATCATGTGGAACGTGTGGCTTGTGCTGGACAGCAACCAAAGCTGTGGTATTCCTGACACACTAATGGGTTGACAGATTATTGCACCATAGGGTAAAGCTTATGGTGTAATGATAAGGCAATCAACAAAGGGAAATAGATATGTCAAATTGGTATGTGTCGCGGCAATACATCGCGCAGGATAAAATTGTTACAGAATATTGGGTGCGTGATAAGCAAGCTTGGCAATCTGAAAAGGGTGGCAAGGGGTATACTGAAAAGGGTGCGCACTATGTGCAGAAGTTATTGTTTCGCAAATCTTATGCCCTAAATAATTTGAGCGTGACTAGCTATAAAGCGTGATGGTTGACAGATTATTACACACTAGGCTAAGGCTTGGTGTGTAATGATAAGGCAATCAACAAAGGAACAATGCAAATGTTTTACCACAATCTAAAAGACCTAACGCTATCGGCAATGTCTTGGGATACCCTAACAGAGGCTGAACAAAATACCCTCACAGATTTGGTTGATCTATACTTTGAACGGCTACATAACCCGCCTGTGGGTGTCATTGGGGTGGGCGCTATAACCTATGCAGAACGTCAGTTAATGCTGGCACAGGAAGGGGTGGCGCTATGATTGCTTACAAAAACCTAGATGATATCTGCGAGGGTGTGGCTGTGTGGCACTTGCTTAATGACGAGGGCCATGCTAAGCTAAAGAAGTGCGTCAAAGTATATTGGGGCGCATACTATGACCCGCCTGAGGGTGTGGTTGGTGTGGGCAGGATCACATACGCGGAGCAACAGCTAGTGCTGGCACAGAAAGGGGTGGCGTGATGCAGTATTGGATGCTTGCCCTTGGGGCTTATGCCCTGTGCCTTGCCCTTGCCTATGCGCTGATGACCTAACAGAAAGGATAAGCTATGATCCGTGAACAAACAGAACACTTGACAGCACTTGATGCTAAGTCTAAGGGTGAAGCATTCAAAACTGCGTGGGGGTGGGGTTATGATGCCACCTATCGGGTATATTACAATGCAACTGATGATGTGTGGGTGTGTGAGACATCCCGTTATTCTAGCTGTGATTAAGGAGAGAGACATGAGACTGAATAACTTGACAGACCTAGCTGACCTATTGCGCAGCTTAAGCAATGACGAACTTACTGATGGCGTTGGGTTTGATATGCGCTTTTCATATGATGACAAAGAGGATACCTCACTTGAGTGTGGGTCAGCCTGCTGTATCGGTGGGTGGGTGCAACACTGTAACCCTGAATTACGTGGGCAGGGTCTGACTGCTACGGTGGCAACCCTATTACCGGAGCCTATTTGTAGCGAGACATGGCATGAAATTGCAGAACTCTGCTTTCCGAATGATGACAAGGAATACGCATGGGATGCAACACCACAACAGGCAGCACGGGCAGTGGAAATCCTGCGGGATACTGGCAAGTGCGATTGGGATCGTGCAATGAGAGAGGTGGCAGCATGAACAAAGGTGATATCTTTAGCATTGGTTTTATCTTTGGTTTTATCTTTGGTTTTATTGTTTGTACTGTAATGATTAAGATTATCCAATGGGGGTGAACCATGAACTTTGATCCAACAACTAATCGTATTCTTTATGGGATGCTTACACCAGAGGAGCAAGCTACACTACAGGCATGGAAACATGGGTGGGAGTTTTGTAACCCTATTTGGGAAGAAGAAACTTGGGTTGTCTGCCGTGGCCCATCTTGGTTAAAAGGTTGTGTGTATCGTGGTAAGCCTGCACCAAAGGTTACATCATACTGGTTTAATATTCATGGTGGGAATACTATTGGTCACGTTTGGAATAGCCAAGCTGACGCAACCTGTCATACCCGCAGTGATAGTACCTTAATGCGTATGCAGATTTGCAATGGTGAAGTCACTGTAACAAAGGAAACATGATGAAGTATATACAAGCGTTTACATATGGGGTGGTTGTCGTTGCAATCTTTATTCATCACATCCCATACCTACGGGCGGGCCTTGA